TGACTGAATCTACCAATCATCTTTGGAAGTATAATGAAGATAAAATCCTGAAAGACGTTCAGGATTATGTTACTGGAACTTATAAGAGTCACTATTGTGGTCAAGAAGCAGATTATAAAGATATTCAAACTATTGATCTGATGGCCGCTAAAGAACTCGCAGCAAACTTCTGTCAAGCAAATATTCTGAAGTATGGCAGTCGTTATGGTCAAAAAGATGGTCGCAATAAGATTGACCTTCTGAAAGTTATCCATTATGCTATGCTTCTCCTCCACTTCGATGGACATTACTCTCGAACCAATAATGGTCTGACCGAATTCCGTTGACTATGAAACTCCAAAACAAAACTATGAAACTCTCTGACAAAACTCTGACTCTTCTGAAGAACTTTTCGTCTATCAATCAGTCCATTCTGTTCAAAGAAGGAAACAATCTTCGCACTATTTCTGTGATGAAGAACATTCTTGCCGAGGCAACGATCGAAGAGGAACTTCCTAAAGACTTTGGTATCTATGATCTCAACCAGTTTCTAAATGGACTCAATCTTCATCAGAATGCTGAACTTGATTTCCAAAATGATGGTTACGTGGTGATCAAAGAAGGTAAGTCTCGTTCCAAGTATTTCTTTGCAGACCCTAACGTAATCATTACTCCTCCCGAAAAGGATATTGTTCTGCCGAGTGAAGATGTTTGTTTCCTTCTTGATACCAAAGAACTTGATAAACTCCTTAAGGCTGCTGCTGTTTATCAACTTCCTGACTTGTCTGTGGTTGGTGAAGCAGGTGTTGTGAAACTGGTGGTTCGTGATAAGAAGAATGATACTTCTAACGATTTCTCCGTTGTTGTTGGTGAAACTGACGAAGTGTTCACGTTCAACTTCAAGGTAGAAAACATCAAGATTCTTCCTGGTTCCTATGAGGTGGTTATCTCACGTAAACTTCTGTCACGATTCAAGAATACTTCCTTTGATGTGACTTATCATATTGCTCTGGAGCCTGATTCTACATTTGGTTAATGGAATTTCTTCTTTATTTGAGTCCTCAGGGACAACAACTTATTCGTGATCTTATTTCGGCAAAGTTTCATATTCATGAGAATGTCGGTCTTTGTCGAAATAATCAAGTCTTTGGGTACACTACATATCCTAATAAGTTTGTAGTTTGTACTAAAAATATCAAGACAAGTGGATTTGATCCTCACTTCTATATTGAAGAAACTGTCAATCATGAGGCTGTACATGCGGCTCAGTTCTGCAATAACAATAAACCTTTTGGTATTTCCACGAAGGTAATGCCATTACCATGGAACAAGGTTCAAGATGTTAAGAAGTCTTTGTCTATTTCCTATACTAGTGTTCAAAGAGAACATGAGGCTTATTTTTATGAAGACAAACCTGAAAAGGTTCGTTATTTTGTGAGAAAGTATTGTTTTTGATATGAATATATTCGTTACTTCTCCCTGGCCAGCGGAGAGTGCTATTTGTCTTCCTGACAAACACATTGTCAAGATGCCTTTAGAGTGTTGTCAGATGCTCTCTATCGTGGCATCAGACAAGTGGGGACACGGGTATGGAACCCTCCCTAAGACCGATGGAACCCCCTACAAGACCGACAAAGGGGCTTTCCGAAATCATCCCTGTACTAAGTGGGCTCTAGGGAGTATTCATAATGCCTACTGGTTAATCAAGTGGGGACTGAACTTGTCTGATGAATACTACCTGAGGTATAATAAAACTCACTCCTGTTACAAGACTCTTGTGGATGCATACTACTTGTTTCCCAAAGGTAAGATTACAGAGGTGACTCCATTTGCTCGTGCTATGCCTGAGGAATGGAAGTTTGACGACACTATTGATACATTTGAAGCATACAAAAGATACATTGCATCCAAACCTTGGGTTGCCGATAACTATCTTCGTATGCCACAGAGAAAACCTGATTGGATTTGATTATGACGAGTGAATTCTTATTCTGCGAAAAATATCGTCCTCAAGTAATTGATGACTGTATTCTTCCTGATGAAACTAAAAAAACATTTAAGGAGTTTGTCGAGAAGGGAGAGATTCCGAATCTTCTTCTCGCAGGTCCTCCTGGCATTGGTAAAACTACTATTGCAAAAGCACTGTGTAATGAATTGGGGGCAGATTATTATGTCATCAACGGATCCGACGAAGGACGTTTCTTGGATACTGTACGGAACCAAGCAAAGAACTTCGCTTCGACCGTTTCACTTACAGGGTCTTCTAAACACAAAGTCATCATCATCGATGAGGCTGATAACACAGGCAACGACGTACAACTTCTACTACGGGCAAATATTGAGGCATTTTATAACAACTGTCGATTCATCTTCACTTGCAACTACAAAAACAAAATCATTGAACCACTTCACTCACGATGTGCAGTCATCGACTTCACAATCAAAGGAAAGCAACGGGTTCAACTTGCAGGAAGTTTCTTTCAACGACTTCAATCAATCTTGGATGCAGAAAAGATTGAGTATGATCAAAAAGTCGTTGCAGAACTGGTATCAAAACATTTCCCTGATTTCCGAAGAGTTCTAAATGAAATTCAAAGGTATTCTACTGGAGGTAAAATTGATTCGGGTATTCTTGCTTCTTTCTCTGATGTTTCTGTAAATGATCTCGTTAAAAACCTTAAAGAAAAGAACTTCGCTGAAGTTCGTAAATGGGTCGTCAATAATCTTGATAATGACTCTGGTGTACTTCTCCGTCGTCTTTACGATGCTTTACTTACATCCCTTGAAAACCCTAGTATTCCTGCTGCTGTGCTCATTATTGCTAAGTATCAGTACCAAATTGCCTTCGTTGCCGATCAAGAAATTAATCTTCTGGCGGCGTTGACTGAAATTATGTGTGAATGTGAGTTTAAGTGATGGAACTTAAAGATTGGTTAAATTCTGTTAACTTCACTAAGGAAGATCTTTCTGAGGATATCAGTTCTTATCCTCCGTTTATTGTCAATCGTTGTTTATCTGGACATATTGATTGTATTTTATTTGCAAATGAGATGAATATGAATGCACATCTTCCAAAAGATATGCAATATTCTTTCTATCTAAATAGTCTTAGGAAACGGAAGAGATTTTCTCCCTGGCTCCGTAAAGATAAAGTCAAAGATTTAGAATGCGTTAAACAATACTATGGTTATAGTAATGAGAAGGCATCCCAAGCTTTGAAGATTCTAAATAAAGAACAACTTAATTTTATTAAACAACGACTTGAAACTGGCGGAAAGAAATGACTACTCAAACAATTGAACCACAAGTAAACTGGTCTCCTGATATGATGGTGGAGGTCGTTTTGAATGAACCTGATGATTTTCTGAAAGTTCGTGAAACTTTGACTCGTATCGGAGTTGCATCCCGTAAGGAGAAGAAACTCTATCAGTCGTGTCACATTCTTCATAAACAAGGTAGATACTACGTTGTTCACTTTAAGGAACTGTTTGCTCTGGATGGCAAACATGCAAACCTTACAGTGAATGATGTTCAACGTAGGAATCGTATTACTCGTCTTCTTTCTGACTGGGGACTCATTACAGTAGTAAAAGAAGATTCTATTTCTGACATTGCACCTCTGAATCAAATTAAGGTTCTTGCATATAAAGATAAGAACGATTGGATTTTGGAGCAGAAGTACAATATCGGTAAGAAAGGAAAGGGTCAGGAAACCGAATGATTTTGTAGGGAGTTCAACACTCCCTTTTTTGTGCTTCTTGTATAATTAGTATTGGATGCCGTAAGGATCCACAAAACACAAACTCGCTTTTTAAGGAGCTACCATAATGACGAACCTTGCACGTTATACTGCTTCGGATCTTCCTACTCTTTTGGATAAGATTACACGCAACAGTATCGGAATGGACGAATATTTTGATCGTCTATTTAAACTACATGAAACCACTTCTAACTATCCTCCATATAATCTTGTTCAAGTTAGTAACGTAGAATCACGACTTGAGATTGCACTTGCTGGATTCAAAAAGAAAGAAGTTTACGTTTACACTCAAGATGGAAAACTTTTTGTTGAGGGACAAAAAGAGGAT